GTGAGGATGTCCACGCATCCGCGAAACGATTCCCAAGGGAAGGTTTTAAGATTCGGCCAAACAGGTGCTGGCTCCAGTTGTCCCGCTTCCATTTTCGCAACCAGGTTCGCAACGGCAAAGGCTTCGATCTCACAAAGAGCGATTGAGCGCAGATCTGGGATTGCTCGTTTGAGTCCAAGCTCAATGCCTCCATATCCAGCGCACAGGCCAATGTGTGTAACTGCTTTGGAAGTATCCATGTATCGCTCATGTTGAATGGTTTGCCTTGGTTCGCTCCGGCGTCGGATACACATCGTAATCCTCTGGCACTTCGACCGGGACGACGCGAATCCGACCTTGAGTGTACTCGCCGGGATTAAGTTCCTTGGCCGTTGCCTCGGCATCCTTGCGCGCGCGGAATTCGAGCGTTTCGAAACGAACGACCCGTTCCTTTAGATCGGACCAGCCAATCGCGCCGGATATCTGAACCTTGAAGCGGGGCGGGGCGAAGAGATTGCGGATCATGGCAGCTTCTCCTCATCAGGGTTGCCTTCGAACGCCGGACAGAGCTTGTCGCCCTGCTCGCGTTCGATGATGAGTTCAAGGATTTGATTGCCGTCCGCGTCCGTGATGGAGCAGATATGCTTATCCTCATCATAAATCGAGAGCGGTGTAACGCCTTCCGTTTCGCATTCGCCGGCGATGATTGCGTTGAACAGATCGACAATCGTCTGGGCGTTGGTTTTGGACTGAATGGTTAGTTTCATTTCTTGGTTAGGTGATGGTTCTCGGTTTGCTCGCGCGTAGAGTTTTCAAGTGCATCCAGTTTTCGCATAACCCGTTTTCCGTACGCGCGTGATGATGATCTTCTAAGGGCTTTTGGCCCACCTTGCCAGAGTCGAGCTAAAGATTCGTCGCTGAGGTGTTTGCCGTAATGCGCGAAATAAGACTCCGCAATGAAGATCGAAACGGCGCGGTTGGTTACCTGTTGGTGCGCGTAGTGCGTCCCCATGATGCGGTTAACGTCGCGGACCATGATCGATTTGATTTGAAGCGCGCCAAGCTCGCCGTGACGGCCTCGGGCATGATCGTTTCCACCGGATTCGACCTGAATGAGGGCGGATAAAAGGAGTGGATGCATGATTTGATGCGCGGATGCGGTTTATTCGTGGGATTTGATGTAGCCGATTCTCAGTGAATCTTCAAACAGCGTTTGCATTGGGGAAGCAATCCGACGCTTCCGCTTGGCTTTCCGCAACGGACGCAAGGTCTTCCTTTACCTTTAATTTTCGCAGGGGTTAATCGGAGTTTTCCGCTCTTTTGCATTTCCGCAATTTTATCCCATGAAAGGCCAAGCGGACGGTTTTCTAGTGCGTCCCTATGCAACGCCAACGTCTCATCCCATGTTGGTTTCGGCTTCAAATCACCTTCAATAAAGCGAACAGGTTTCCCGTTGGCTTGTAGCATGGTTTTCATTGCTGGCCTTTCGCCTTGGCGATTACCTCGCGCGCGTAGTCCAGATCCTCGTCGTCGGCCATGGGGTGCACCAGGCGTTCGAGGGCGGAGAGAAGATCGGGGGCGGAGGCGATTAAATGGGCGGCGGCAGGGTCGAAAGTCTTCGCGTAATGGTTTCCCTGATTCGTGATGATGACGAAAAAGTCGTCAACTTGCGTGATTTTGAGCGGAAAAGGGCCGGGGGTATGGGTTTTCATTCGTAGATGTTTTCGGTTTCGGGGGTTTCGGCGGTGACGATGCGCGTCGTTTCGAGGAATTCGGACAGTTCGCCAAACTCATCGCGCGCGGCGAGGGCTGCGTTCCGCGTGGGGAATAGACAGGTTTCATAGGTCTGGCCGTCGTCGGATGATTCGCGGAGGTCTGACCAGCCGCCGGTTGAGGTTGAGAGTTGGATTTTGTAGCGCATGGGATTTAGGCTTTGACGGTGTACTCAGACGCGAAACGAATGCCTTCCGCGCGGCCTGATTCGGAGCCGCCTAGCTCTAGGCTTTCTGTCAGCGAATCGGGAGCTTGACGGCTCCAAGCGTTCCAGTGATTCCGCGCGTCGCAATGCGGGATGCCGCAGTCGCGGTGCAGGACATGCGCGAAGGAGGAGAAAAAGTCGTCGCGAACCTCGCTGACCTGATCGTCCATTCCGATTTCACGCATCAAGTCAGCCTCAAGGCGTGAAAGGCGCATGTTGGGGAGAATGCGTTCCACGACGAAAACTTGCGCGTCGGCCCAGAGTTCAGGTCCTGCGTTGGTTCTGACGTACAGACTGAGGTCGTCGAACAGATAGAAGCGCGTCGCGTCAGGCCTTGGGTCGTCCTGAAATGCTTCGCGCAGATTGTCGGCGAACGGCTCGAATGAGGTTTCAACAAGTTGTTGCTCCTCGTCCGTCAGGCGCGCGTCCATGCGGTAGTTATGGTGCAGGTACGCGCGGACGGATTGCGGCAGGTCATGCGCGTCAAATGCGCGGATTGCAGGGTCGAAGAATTGGATTTCGTGAATGACTTGGTGAATGGTTTTCATGCTTGGATTGATTGCGGATAGATTGGCCTACCCTTTCGCGTCACGCTTGCGGCATGGCGCGCGGAGGATAGGTCAACGGTCCGCTTTGCAATAGGTGCGGTAGTCTATGCGGCCGATCAGATAATCCGCGCATGCGCGGGAGCGTTTTTCCGTCCATCCGACTGGACCAGTCAGCCAGTCGAATATGTCAGAATATGTCAGGCCGCGTGCGGACTTGCGTGCGTGCGTGAGGTTTCCGTTGATCAGGTTGTCCACGGCCGTTTCTATGCGTTGGATTGATGTCATTGGATGCGTTGGGTTTTATTTGAGGTTGAAAGCTTCACGCCACGCTAGGTAATCGTGGCAAAGATCGGTGTCGAAAGAATAGACTCCAATGTCGGGAAAACCGTCTGCGCGTAGACAGGTGACAAAGAGCCAACGACGGCCGTGCATTACGAAAGGTTCCTCGCACTCGCGCAAGCGTAGGAAAGGGACAAGCGGGATATTGGACATGGTTTTTTATTCGTTGGGTTTAGGGTTTAGAAAGAGCAGCACCCGCAGCATGGCGCGTCTTCGCAACGCCCGCGCGCATTGCGCGTGCCTGTCCAACCGGAGGAGGTTTTGACGCACACAAGGCCGGAATTCTCAGGCATGCGGCCGGTGCATGCATTGCAGTCTATGCGCCATGCGCGGTTGCGTTTGGTGACGGTTCCTAAGCCTGAGGGAACGTATTCGTGACATTGGACGCATTGGCCCGGATATCGGTTGATCATTGGATTTGATGGATTGAGTTTTGATTGAGACTAAAGACACGTTGCAACCTACGCTTTCGCATAGGCTGACACGTTGCTTTAACCCACGACAAAGCCCGTGGTGTCGGTCTTTGCTTTGCCTTTGGCGGTCAGGCCGACGACGACGCCCTTAGGATCGAGAAAACGGAGGTCATTCTCGTCTCCGTTGATGACCGGAAATCCATTCCAATGCGTGGGCAAGGCCTTTCGGAAAACGACCGCCACGTTGCCGCCACGCTTCAAAACCTCGAGGCATTGCGCTTCATTGGCTTCGGAACGTGAAAATGTCAGGCTGTAATTCGAAGGAAGTTTTCCGTCTAGGAAAGCGAACATGCGGTCAGCGTTTTTTGTATAGTCGTAAAAACGGGTCGTCTTAAACGCTTGGATGACGGAGTATCGTTCCCATCCGATATCGGATGTCCCGTTTAAACGGATGACCGGATGCATTTTCTTGGCCTTGGCCTTTCGGATGACCGTCGCGACGTTTTCGGTCAGCGTGGCAAGGAAGGCCTGACGATCTTTGACGTAGTGAACGGTCTTTGCGATACGGGCTTTTTGGACGGAAGTGAATGCGCCACGACCCGCAGAGTAAAGGCACGTCTGGCGGCATCCGTCGGATGCATGGACACACACGTTGATAAGGCCTGACAGGCGGTCAGGTGCAAGATACAGAATGCCGGTCATGAAGCCACGCTTCTGGCCTTTGACGGTCTTTGCGTTGGTGTCGATGGATAGGAGGTTTTTGGTCATGGGTTTTTAGAATTGGGATTTGAAGAAAATCAGGAAGAAAACGTAGGAAACGACAGCGTATGCCAAGGCCTGACAGGCTAGGCTAAGGAGTTTTTGGCGCATGGTGCTTTTCACGACGGGCAGGCTAGGGGGAACGGAAAAGGAAGTCAAAAGAAAAGTTAAAATAATTTTAGGAAGGGGGAAAACATGGGGATTTGCTCAGGGAATGCGGTATCTTGACGGTGGCAAGATCGATTCCTTGCCGGATTCCTTGCGTCCCGATAGCTTGCCGGAATGGGAATGCCAAAGGAAGTCTGGCAAAGGGCATGTAGCCTCTACCTTGCCGGAATGGAATGGGACGCTATCGCGGACAAATTGAAGGTAAACAAAACGACTCTTTGCAAACGGGCAAGCTTAGAGGGTGTTACAAAGGTCAAAAAGGAAATGCAAACGGTTTGCAAAGAAAAGAAAACCGAATCCTTAGAAACGCTCTCGGCTCTTGTCCGAAACAAGCTAGCTGCGGACGCAGCGTCGACGCTCGAGCGAATCGATTCCTACTCTCTTGACGGCATCAAGGATGAAGGCGTGCGAGAAACGATCCTGGGAAGCGTCGCGAAACGCTCGGCACTGGTTTTCGGATGGAGCGAAACTGGAGAACAAGCGAGTGTGAGCATCAATTTACTTGGATCGATGCCTGACAGAATGCCGATGGAAATCGAAGTGAAAGAATCCGAAACAAAGTGAATATAACACACCTTGTGCAACGTAGGGAAACTTATGATCAGCATAAGTTTTGCTAATGACAGAAAAGGATTGTTTTCGGCCGGGGAATAGGCGATGGGGACTGGCAGGGTACAGCCCCCTTTTGGGGGTGGGCTTCGTTTACGATACCCCCCTCAAAAATTTTCCGCCTTTTTGACCATGATAAATAAAATTAAAATAGGTCAAAAAGTATTTCTATCGACAGCAGAGCAGAAGCTGGCCCATTACGTCGCCAAGAATCGAAATGGCAATAACCGCTATTTCAACGTTACGAATCTAAAGATCAGCGCGGAAGATCCGCATACGGTCGATCTTGAGGGTATTGCTGGCGAGCTGGCTTTCTGTCGCCTGTTCAATGTGTATCCCGACATTGATACCGACCGCGAGCCTCCGCATCCGCTCTACGACGCGGTCATCCCGCCTCCGCCGGGATTCCGCATCGATGTCAAAACGACCAAGTACGACAATGGGAAGCTACTGGTCGATGCGCGTAAGGGTGTGAAAACTGAGGCTGTTGATTTCTATGTTCTGATGACTGGCACTTTTCCCGGCCCGTACACATTCAGAGGCTTCATCGCCAGAGAGCATATCATCCAACCTCACAAACTTGGCCTACTCAAAGGATACAGCTCGTACATGGCGGAGCAGTCAGAGCTGACGGACGATCTTCCAGCCAATTACTAATTCTGATTGACTTAGTAGACATTCTTATGCGTCAGTGCGCGCATCGACCCTAAGCAAGGCGGCGGATTGGTCATCCATCGCAAAACCGTCTAAGCGGCAATGACACTCCGCATGTAGCAGGTTGGATAATCAGCCACCGTGTGGTGGATGGATGGCCAACCATAACGCAGATAACGTCGGTTTAATTTCATAATCTCATGGCCTGTCCTAATGTCTTCAACGCCTTTGCGGTGGCTACCGAGTCGCTCGCTCAGGACGTTTATAAACGCGCCTCGTACCGCTCGATGTGGCTCAACATGATTGAGCGCGGCGAGTATCCTCAGGGTACTGGTCTGACCCAGACCTCGTTCACCACCACCTCCATCGAGCCGACTGCGGCTGAGGAGTGGTCGGCCATCACGCTCGCCAGCGGCAATCCCGGCGATAACGCTGGCGCTTGCGATGTCACCTACAATGACGTTCCGGTCGGCTACAATGCCGTTACCTGGAGTCCTGAGCGTTTCGCCCTCAAAGGTCCGCTCTTGTGTAAGGATGATCTGACCTTCGACCATCGCGTCGAGGCGTTCCTGCGTGTGTACTTGGAGAAGCTCTCGATCCGCGCGCAGCGTTCTTGGGAAACCCGTTACCAGAACATGTTCGCCAAGTATGCTATCAAGGCTGTGGCCGACTCGTCCTTCACTCAGGTTGAGACGATTCCGTCTGGCGTGAATGAGTTGCCTTGGATTCAGACCGGCTCCGTTGGTCAGGCGTTGAATCAGTCCACCTCCGAGCTGACTCAGGAGATGCTGGATGTGGCTGCTGCCACGCTGATCCGTAACGGCGCTACCAATCCTGATAGCTCTGGCTTCATCAGCTACAGCAGCGACGGCCCGGTGTTCCCGCTCTATATCGGCTTGGAGGCTTCGCAGCGCATCGCTCAGAACAACCCCGCGTTCCGCGAGGATCTGCGTCAGGCTGATATGGGCAGCGGCAGCGGCGCTGAGTTGCTCAAGCGCATTGGCGCGAACCGGGTCATCAAGAACTTCCGGCACGTTCCGAATCTGTTCCCGCCCCGCTTCACCTACGCTGGCGGCAAGTACACGCTGGTTCAGCCGTTCACCAGCGCCAATGGCACTAAGGGTACGGTGTTCAGCGTCAACTCGAGCTGGACGACCGCCCCGTACGAGGCTGCGTTCGTTGTCACCCCGTATGTGTTCAAGTCGCACATTGTGCGTCCTGTGAACCGTGTTGGTGATTTGAGCTGGATGCCGACCAACTACATGGGCGAGTGGCAGTGGGTGACTGGTGCGTACAAGCTCGATGTGGATTGCGCCGATCCTCTGGAGAAGAAGGGTCAGCACTATGCTGAGTTCATTCATGCTCCCGAGCCAATCTTCACTAACCAGGGCATGACGATTATCTTCCGTCGTTGCACCGGCGCTTTGACCCAGATCATTTGCAGCTAACGCTGCAAACGCTCACGCTTCGCGGATCATCTGACGCTAAGCATTCAAAAGACCCGCAGGCGTGAAAATGCTTGCGGGTTTTTTCTTTTCGGCGATTGTGGCCACCGGATTATCTCATAGGTTGTTTGTCTCACAGCTCCGTTGTTGGAGCAGCCCCTCATCGGCCCGAAAGGCTGGTGGGGGGTTTTTGATTGACATACATGCCATGAGTCTGATGCTCGCTTCATGCCGGTATTTACCATTCCCAAAGGCGTTGAAATCCCCGAGAATTTGAAGGAAGGCGAGGCTTTCCAGACGATGGCGACTATCGTTCTTGGTAAGAACGGAAAGGCGGAAGTCATTGAGATTGATGGTATGGCCATCCCCGGTTACGAGAAGAAGTCTAAGGGTAAGAAGATGGCCGAGGGAGGCGAGGAGGAGTATGAGGAGGGCGAGGAGATGGAGGAGTCTACTCCTGGCGGCGGCGGTTTCATTGCCGAGGTGATGCAGCGCGGCGCTGGTCCGATGGCACGATAACCGAAACGCTAAAAAACGTATGGCCGACATTACATGCGCTGAAACGGCAACGCTGCTAAGCGAGGTTAGCCCTCTTGGATGTCGCGCACCGTGGGAGCGTGATATGGCGAAGCTTGCGCTTCTGAACCGCATCGCCGACGGATCTGGAACGGCTGCGGCGAATGCTGCTTCGTTTGGAACGGTTCGCTCGGTTACGGCGTCCACTTCAATCGTTTCGAGTGATTTCGCGATTATCGCCAATTCAACAGCGGCAGCGATTACGGTTTCGCTTCCCCCGGCGGCAACGGCCAATGGGCGGATATTCTTTGTAAAGCGAGTGAATGCTGGCGCGAACCATGTCACTGTCGATCCGTTTGGTTCCGAAACGATTGACGGAACGGCAACTTATTCTTTGACGACGCACTGGTCCAAAGTTTCGATCATCAGCAATGGAACGGCGTGGTTCATTGTAGCAGACTAATAATATGGCCGACTCATCCATAACCTGTACCGAAGCTGCTCAGCTTATCGCCGAGGTTTCGGCAACTGGATGTCGTTCTCCGTGGGAGGTGGATATGCTTGAGTTGGCGCTTTTGAATCGTATTTCGGATTCCACTGGCGGCGCGGTCGGATTTCCGCTTACGGCGGATTTGACGTCCATTACGGCTGACGTAACGACGATAACGGCGGACGAGACTCAATTTTAATCTACGGTAAAACCCTTCAATACTTCACATGGCAAAACAAACCATTAACATCGGCGCAGCACCGAACGACGGAACGGGAACTCCGCTTCGCACTTCGTTCGATTACTGCAATCAGAACTTTACGGAGCTGTACACGGCTACCGGCCCGAGCGGCAATAACATCGTCGTTCCTGGCTCCGCCACCATCACCGGCGATCTGACGGTGGACACGAGTACGCTGAAGGTTGATTCGACGAACAATCGGGTGGGTATTGGGACGGCGAGTCCGCTTTATGCATTGGACGTTCGCGGTACCATTGCTGGCGGAAATGGAACAATTTTTGGTGGTGTTACATTTTCAAGCCGAACCGAGATTGGTGCGCTTTCAAACCATGATGTAGGAATCATTGCGAATAGCGTCACGCAGTATCTTATCAGCACTGGTGGCAATCACACTTGGTTCAACGGCGGCTCCACCGCCATGACCCTGAACTCCACGGGGCTGGGCGTGGGGGATGCACCTGCTGCGAATTCTCGACTGACCATCGGATCGACGAATGCAACCGGTTTCCAGTATGCATTGCGGACCACCGGAATCACGACTGGCCGTTCTCAGATTTATCTGAACAACACCAGTGGAGATTTGATTGCCGGTATCGAAGGATCTTCCGGCGGTTCATCAATTACCGGAAGCGCGGCTTATTCCGCATTCATTGGAACCTTCACCAACAATCCGTTTTATCTCGTGGCCAATTCGGCTATCCGAGCCACCATCGACTCCTCCGGCAACGTGGGCATAGGCGTTACGCCGAGTGCGTGGGGAAGCAACAGCAAAGCACTTCAGGTCGGCGGCGGTACTGCATCTGTTTCCTCTACTGGCGCGGGTTCGACTGCTAGTCGATTCGCTCACGGTGCGTATTTTGACAACACCAACTGGCTGTATCAGTACACAGGAGTTGGTCCTGCGTTGTATCAGGTGACTGGTGCGAACGCTGGAAGCACTCACGCTTGGTACACTTCTGCTGGTGGCACGGCTGGAAACACAATCACCGACTTTGCAAGTCCCAAGATGACGCTCGACGCGAGTGGGAATCTGTTGGTGGGTCTTGCCACTGCTGGTACGACCGCTGCCAAGACCATTCAGATTGCTGATGGTACTGCTCCCACTGGCAACGTGACTGGTGGCCAACTCTACGTCGAGTCCGGTGCGCTGAAGTACCGTGGAAGCTCTGGCACCGTCACCACGCTCGCTAACGCCTAATCCATACCACCATGAACATCTCTTGGATCATCGAACGCCTTCTCGTCCGCAAAGTCGAAGGCACCTACTCCGATGTCGTCATCACCGCCGATTGGCGATGCAACGGCACCGAAACCATCGGCACCGGCGACGACGCAAAGACCTACAGCGGCACTTGCTACGGCAGCGCGTCGTTCGCTCCGCCGAGCGAGAACTTCACGCCTTACGAGGATCTGACCGAGCAGCAGGTGCTGGATTGGTGCTTCGCCAACGGCGTCGATAAGACTGCCATCGAAGCCAACGTGACGCAGCAGATCAACGACCAGATCAACCCGCCGATTATCGCTCCTCCGCTGCCGTGGTTGCCTCCGGTTGAAATCGTTCCGCCGATGTTGCCGCAGGTGGAGCCGCCGCTCGTCAATGCGGAAACTCCTGTCGCCGCTGTTGACGAACAGCCGGTTGTTTCGGATGCTCCGGTGGCATGATTACAATCGAACTTACCACTGAGCAGGCCAATCAACTCCTCCAACTCATCGATATCGCTATCAAGGCTGGCGGTTTCCAGAATGCAAAGGTCGGCGTACCTCTGGCCGAACTGATTTTGGAAGCTGCCAAGCAATCGCAGGCGGACACTAACTAACCACCACGATGACGGACCACCACGCATTTTTAAGAGACATCTCAATCGGCGTCGGTGGTCCGGCCATCGGCATTCTGGGGAACGCGGTATTCTCCGATCCTCATCTCAAGACTGCGTCATTGGCACTTGGCGCGCTCGCCGCGCTTCTTACTTGCGTCGTGAAAGCAGTCGAACTTTATCGCAAACTCAAAAACGACAAATGAACGCTAATATCTCCTCTCTTCTCCGCCACATCCTGACCGCTGCCGGTGGATTCATCGTTGCCAAAGGGTTGGCCAGCGCCGATCAGGTTGCTGAATTGGCCGGTGCTGCTGTCAGCATTTCTGGCGTCGCTTGGTCTATGTGGAAGAACAAGCAATCAGCCGCTGCTGCACCCGCTAAACAGACGGAATGAACTTCCTGGCCGACCTCGTTATGAAGCTGGTCATCTGGCTTCATGCGCTGACCAAGCAGGACACAACAAATGAAGACGCCAAGAAACAACCTGATCTTAAGCGCGGTCTTCTTGATCGTGTGCGCGAGCATGAGCGTGAGCTGCGCGAGCCGAGTGATTTACGTCCCCCACGGTGAGCCGGTGAGGCTTGCTGAGGACGTTAAGGCTAAGGTTTGGGTCGTTGACGCGAGCGGCAAATCGGTGCGTAGTCAGAACCGTATTACCATCCATGAAGGCTGGTATGCACTCCCAAAAGAATGAGCAATAACGCACCGTACAAAGGTTCGCCGTCTGTTAAGGTTGGCGGCAGCGGACCTTACAAGCAGTCTCCTCCGCCGAAGCCTCCGATTAAGCCGGTTGCAAAGCCGGTTCCGATCGGAAGCGGTCCTTACCGTAGATAAGTGATTTAAACGAAAATCCCCCGGTGGTAATGAGAACCATCGGGGGATAATTGTTTTAGCGTCCGAGCGACTTCATCACGCTGGCAACAAAGTCTTCGCTCTTCGCAGTGTTCGTGTTCGATGGACGAGAACCTCCAGATGTCGCTTTCGAGGTAACTCCAGGCTCGCTTCCGCGATACTTTGAAAGTTCAGCTTGCAGGCGTTTGTTCACCTCAACCTGAGCATAGAGCAGTTCGCGGTACTTCGGCGCAGCAGCGGCCCACAGAGCAGCCTTAGCCAAGTCCTCTTCACTGTTCTCGCCATTAAAGATCTGCTGGGCGAGACTCAGTCGGCCATTCAACTCGGTGTTCCACTCATCATCGCCTTCGCGCGGTTCAAAGATTTCAAGTGCGCGAGCATTCTCGCTCACCTTAGCCCAGGTCTTGGTGGCCGACTCCAGTGCAGCCTTAGTACCCTCCTCGTTGTCCTGCTGGTATTTCGAGATGACGGCGTCGTAATCAGCCTTCGCCTCGGAAATCTCTGACGCGCGCTCGCCGTTGATTTCGTCGTACTTCACAATCAGCGCGCCGAGCTTGGCTTTCTTAGACGGCGAAAGACCCTCAACGATGTCGTCGATTTGTGAGTTTCGATAGTCGCTATCGGGCGATTTCAGGAGCGAAACAAGTCGCTCGCCGTCAGTTCCGACAAGGTTCTTCACGGAATCAAAGACGCCGCTAATCTTGCCTTCGTACTTCTTGACGAACTCAGGGTGGCGCTCGACATCGAGGATGCGAACACGCTCGGAAAGCGCGTCGCGCTCTTCTTGCAAGGTCTTGAGCTGAGCTTCGTAGTTCGGATTGGCAGTCTTTCCAGACTTCAGCTCATCCAACTGCTTGGCCAACAAAGCCTTCTCTTCCTTGATCTTGCGGAAAGCATCAGCGGCCTTCGTAGACTTGATCGTCTCGGGAATATCGGAATCAGTGTCCGTAGAAGCCGGAGCCTCGGCCTGCTGCTTTTTCGTACCAAACATCCGCTCAATATCCATCTCAGCCTTGCTGAGCTTGGAAGCGTCTGCGGACTTTGCGGCTGGCTTCTGAGTTTTAGCTTTCGGCTCTTCCGTAATCTGCGAGGCAGAATTGGCCGACTCATCAGCCAATGCGGCGTCATCAATGCCACTTGCCTTGAAAGCGTCGATGAACGAGCTGCCGAAGTCAGGGGTTGTTCCGCTGTTGGTGAGAGGTGAGTTCAGTGGTTCTTCCATAATTTGTTAGTATTGCTTATCGAATGTCGCTTCTGGTTCTTTCGCTGTTTCAGTTACTGCCAATTTACGAAGGTTTTCAAGACAATGCGCGTAGCCAGCGGTTACACCGGCAGCGAAAATAATGTCCGATTCCTTACTGCCATGAGACGGCATCGGAACTGGCATTGATTCAGCCACGATGCGTAAAGCCATCCGAAGAATCGGATTTTGCAGAATTTGAGCGAGTTCAGCCTGCTGGGCATCAGTCTGCCAGTCAGATACATTTACGTCAGGCAGCTCCAGCAGGTTCTTCGGGTTCTCGTTCTTCAAGCCTCTTAGCCAGTTCATCATATCTTGTCTTCGTGTTTCGTTTCAGTTTGTGCTTTGGGGGAATTGGGTCGAGAACCTCATCCAATCGGATTGGATTCTCTTTGTTGACGACATCGCGATTCGGCCGGATGACCTTGGTGATTTCAAGCATGTCGCCCAGCGGCAGCTTGATGTAGCCGCAATCAACATCGTTGATGCCGTAAGACACGACGAATTGATTCTTTGCACTGTCGTAGAATGCGCCACACGGGAAGACGACCGCCGGAAGCCCCGGCCACCAGTCTTGCTGATTTGTTCCGGTCAGGATCGGCAAAGTCGTCATCCGAGCGATGCGAAATGGAGGCTTTGCCTCGAATGCGTACGCGCCCATGTAGTAGCGACGTTTCTTGTTTATCCACGGCAAGGAGCTGTGGAAGAAGGTCCAGTACAGACCGTCAACGTAGATTGGATTTGAGCCTCCTCGAACTTCACCAAACTTCCAAAGAGGGTTGAACTCGTCGGTAACGTATTCAGCTTCCTTCTCAAGACGCCCATTAAGGCGCACTACGACATGAGGATTGGCCGAATACACCATGTGTGGCGCGTTGTCGTGGACGAAGTAGAGCCAGTTCTTCTCATGGCCATCATTGATCATGGCCTGCGCGTAGTTGTTTCCGTAGATCGGATCGAAACGACCGACGTTTAGGAACTGCTTATCGAGCAGGAACATCCCCTGGTGCGCGTACGACTTGAATGGGACGAACGTGCAGCAGCTAAGTCCATACTTGTCGCCGAACTTAACGACACGCGGGTCTTCGAACTGCTCGTTCGGATAATGAGAAATCAGCGTTGCGAGTGCTTTCTTGGTGGCTCGCAGGTTCTGGCTGAGTTCGAAGATGACAATGTCGTTCTTCTCGACGTAGACGTCCTCATCCTTCTCGCGCTTGTTACGGCAGCGGCGAGTGAATAGGAGAATCTTTCCATCAGGATCTTGGACGATTGCCGGATTGAAGTAATAGGTTCCAGTTTCTTCAGGCAGGACAATTTTGCCCACCTCCCAGTCAACCTGTTCGGCCAACTTGGGAACGTCATTTTTTGCGTAGCTCATTAGGAATTCTGCTGCGAATTTGATTTCATCGTAGAGAGCAAGCCAATGATCGCGTTCCTCGCGGACCTCGGTCAGATGCTCCTCATGTTCTTTGGTTCGAATCTCAAGCGTTCGTTTCAGATCCTCAATTTCATTCAGAAGATCCGCTTGGCCATCACCGCCATTTGCGAATCGCTTGAGTGCTTTAAGAGACAGCTCTCGGATGATGTCTTTCATTTTTAGTCTGGAAACACAGTGTCAACTTGATCTGAAACTCTCGGAAAAATAATAAACGACTGAAGCAGTGGCCCACTTCTGTGGTAAGACTGAATGTCTATCGGCTGGCAGACCTCCTCATTGGATTCGATCAGTGTTTTTAGAGCCTTTTTCCTGACAATGTAGTGGTGAGTGCAGAGCGGAAATCCCTCAAAAAGATTTGAATCGTATTCTTTTTTTCGTTTGTCGCCAGCGCAGCAAGATCCTGGGAACAAAATGTCCCAATCTTCTGGTAGTTTCGTCAGCGCGCGTTCAACGGTTTCCTTCCAGCGTGGCCTAAGAAGAACATCATCTTCAAAAATCTGAACTGCATCTGGGGTGCTTGGGTCAAAGTCTAACGATTTCCAAAGCATCCAATGGGATAAAAAACATCCGAGCTGTTTTGGATGTATGACCAACTTGCTTTCAGGCTTATCAACTTCGTACGAAACGCTTGCAACAAGTCCAGATTTTGGACCGTCAATGCCATAGAAAAAGCGGTAATTATCGACCCCGTTTTCCTTAAAATGTTTTTGTATGCGCGGGATGCGGTTTGAACCCCGCATAGTGATGACAATGGATTCCATGAATTACTTTTCCTTGCGGTAGATTGCGAACACGCTTTCCTTAAGTTCGAACCGAGAAATGAATTGGCAGCGTTTGAGAACGAACTTCAACGCAGTCTGCGTCGATTCCCAGTTCACATCGTCCATGACGAGGTATCCACCAACCTTGAGCTTCGGAAGCCAGTTGACCACATCGCTTGTGGACGGCCATTCAGCGTGGTTGGCATCGATGTGAACCATGTCCATGTCAGGCAGAAATCGCGACGCGTCCCATGACGACATGCGGCAGAATTGGATATGGCGAACAAGATTTGTGCGAACCGAATGCGAGACGAACTGCTCGTAATGGTACTCGAGGTCTAACTTCGACCACCACTCTTGGTTGTTGGCCGATTCATCGTCAATGCAGTCCTCTTTCTTCCAAGAGTCGATGGCGTAAACCGTTCCGCTGCCATTCATCTTGCAGCACTGAGCAAGTGCGAGTGTTGATTTGCCTTCAAAGACGCCGACTTCGGCGATTCGCTGCGGCTTGGTATCGAGAACAATCTGTCCGATTTGGATGGCCTTTTCGATATCGCACCATCCGCCCATCTTGGGGAAGTTTTCGTTGACGAATTGTTTGAGGCTCTCCTCTTGCTCGCTGGTCATACTTTTATCCCTGACGCGCCAAGTTGGACTCGGCAGTTGCATTCGCTCGCTGAATATCAGCGGTGGTCTTCGCATTCCGGCGCGACAAGTCTGCCATCGCCTTCGTGTTCTGACGCTGGATGTTGGCCATAACCTCGGCATTCTGGCGAGCGATTTTTGCCTGAACTTCAGCGTTGAGAACAGCGGTCTTCGGATCGACACCCTGCTGAATCGCCATCGCCTGCTGTTGCTGCGCCATTGCCTGAGCCTGTTCCTGAATCAACTGGCCAAGCTGCTCGATGGTCTGGCTAAGCATCTGCAACTGCTGCGTGTAAGCCTCGACCTGCGGACGGCGTGAAGGATCGGTGGACAGGCGCTGCAAGTGCTGCTGAACGTGCTGACCGACGCCTTGGAGGAAGAGGACAATCTCCTGCGGATTTCCACCCTGTTGAAGCGATGCAGCAGCCTCGTTTGCAGCCGCCAGATGTGTGTCGATGTGAATGATATGGCTCTGCGTGTCGGTGACGATTGGCATGTTGCCCTGGCGCAACGATGAATGCTCCAGAACAGCAAGAGCAGCCTGATCCTGAACGCGAGCAGACTGCATCTGAGTCGGCAAATAACGATCAACCATTTGTTGGCCAACCTGAGCGGCGATGTAGTCCTTGAGCAGGTTGATCTTTCCGCCTTCGGGAAGAGAACCGGAAAGCCCGAGCAAAGTCCCGAGAAGCTGCTGCTTCGCGAATTGAGAACCTTGGCCGACCGTGCGAGTCGCCTCAACGTAATCGATGTCTATCATCGCCTGAACAGGAACACCACGCTCCTTGCATCGACGTTGGAATTCAATGGCGTCTTTGTCCGACTTGGTAATCGGGTTCAGGTTGGGGTTTGAGGCGCGGTTGTACCGTTCCTCAAAGAAAGAATCCAACTGGTTGTAATACCGGCTCAACTGCGTCTTACCGATTGCTGACTGCTGTGCCACGATGGCTTGGACTTCGGTGGCAGTACGAGGATTGCCCGACGGCTTGTTGAGCGATTGGCGATACTGAGAGAGGTTGCCTTGAAGAACATTCTCAAGGTCTGCGTTGACCGCCATAGGAGCGTCCAGAACGCCAGCAATGTTCTGCTGAATGACTTCATAGTCGGGCGGGAGAATGGCATACGGTCCTTGCTGAACGACGCTCGTCTTACTCAGAGCGTTCGGGTTGAGGGGGCGGAAGAGAATTTGGGTGCGAGCGAATGCACTATCAACCATCGAGCAGCGCAGACGATTCTTCAGTTCCATCGCCTGGAGCATCTTGATGCCCAAGCCTTTGACGCCGTGATGCTCGCCATCGCCACGGTCGTAGTACATCGGATGGATAACCTGTTCCCACCGGCTGAAGCGTCGCAGCTTCTTGTACATGAAGTCCTCGCTGTCGCGCTCATCGATGATGACATGACTGATCTGACCATCGAACTCCTTGTAGAAGATGTGGCACATCAAGACCACCTCGGAGCGAGCCGAGAATGTGATGTCGTTCGAGCGAAGCTGACGCTGGAAGAACTCCCAATCGTATTGGACGCCAGAGCGATACGGTTCTGGCATCGCAGCGCGAATACGCTGACGAACGTAGTCCACGTTCCAACCGGCGGCGCGAGCGGCTTCCTCGTCTTGAATCTTCTCGAAAAGATCATCGACACCCATGCGGGTTCGGACAGCAGCCACTTTCCAGTCGCTGACGTTCGACTTGGTTCCATCTGGAACGAGAAGATCCGTCGCCATGATGGCCTTACACCGCCAATCGGTGCTGTCTTCGAAAATCAACGGGCCATCTCCAATGAGAACCATCTCG